ATTAACACTTCTTGCCGCCGTGCCGATACGGGCGGCTTTTGTTGTATTCGTGCTTTACCTCCAGCACGTTTTCAATGTCAATTCCGGCATACGCGCAATAATCAAGAACGCGAATAATCACGTCGGCAAGCTCCGCCGCGATCCCTTCGGGCTTTTTGCTCTGCGCGGAACAACGGGCGTTCGGATTTTCCGGATCGTAAGGGCGGCTTCCGCAATGCGCGCTTCCGTCCTCTTCGCAACAAACGCCGCCAGCGTTGCAGGGGAAATAAAGAAGCGGTTTCCCGTCGCGGTATTCCTCCAGCGCTTCGGATACCTCCGAATGAATAAGCGCCACGATCTCCGGAAACGTTCTTTCACCTTCCCACCATCCGTGGTCAACGGCGTTCTTGTGAACCTCTGCCGCGAACTCGTTAATTGTCATTGTCTTTTATCCTCTCTTTCAATCGGTTTCTTTTGCGAAGGCGCAATCTTCGCAATGTTCGACGGTTTCGTTCGGATTATCAAGCGGGCATTCCCAGCCGCTTTCAACGTCCTGTTCCGTAAGCCCGCAAGTGCATTTCTGCGAATGCACCGTTTCGATTTCCTCGGCGCGGCATTCGCACTTTTCGCCGCTGTCAAGATGTGCGCCGCAATGCGGGCATTCCTTATAAGGTGTTGCCATGTCTTTCTCCTTCCTAATAATCAGCCGCCGGAAGCCGTCGGCGCATAGCGTCAAGCCGTGTTCCTTCACGTACTCCCGCCGCCGCGCGGCTTCTGCCGCTTCCCAGCCGCAAGAAGCGCATTCCGAAGGCTTGCATTTCTGCGTTTTCTCCGGATCAATGCCCAGCAAGCACTTCAAGGGCGGCTTGTCCTGTCTGTTATTCATTCTTCACCCGCTTTCCGCACGAAGGGCAATAATTGAGCGGGTAGCCCTTGCCGTCCTTCATGTAATCCGTTGTCCGTCCGCATTTGCGCCCGTTTACTACTGCGTAGGAAACAAGCGCGGCGGATAAAGCCATTCCGAACCCTGCGGGCTTGCTGTGGTGTTCTTCAATGAACCGTTGAAGCTCGATCGCTTCGCAAAACGGACATTTCTTTTTATCGCTCATTCCTTCACCCGCTCCCCGTTATAGATAACTACCATTGAAGGGAAGGGCGCGGGATCGGCGGCGTTCCCGTCGTCGTCCGTGAACCGTAGCCGCCCGCGCACGAAGCGGATTTCCGCTTTCCCGTAAATGTAATCGTGAAAATATGCTGTGTCTGTCCGCGCTGGGATAAGTAAAACAATCGGATACCCCCCCGCGCTTCCTCGAAAGCCTTTTGAACCCACTTGCCGATCTCGCGTCCGTAAGGCGGATTGCAGAATACCGCGCCGCCGCGATCCCAGCTTTGCGAAAGCCCGTCCGTTTCCGGCGTGTAATACAAAGAGCATTTCGCCGTCTTGTCGGTCGCCGCCGGATCAAGCACGAAGCCGAATTCGGCGTTCAGTTTGTCGAAGAAGTCTTGCGGCGTACACCAGCACATATTTTTAGAGGATAGAAGCGCCGCGTTCATTCTTCCGCCACCTCGCCTTCCTCGACAACTTCGCCCGTGTCCGGATCGACGTTCAAGGAACATTGTTCCGGTTCGGTGAATGCGAAGCGGTCGCGGGCTTCGCGTTCCCTGCGTTCCTTCTCGGAAAGGGAAAATTCGCATTCCCGCGTTAAGTCCTGCAAGCTCTCCACGAACTGCTGGTTGATAACGTCATAAGGCATAATCACCGCTTGAAGCAGGAAACCCGCCTTTGCGACGATGTAGGGCGCTCCCTCCGCCGTGCGGCGTTCGTAAAGCTCCAGCACGTCCAGCACGTCAGCGACGGGCGAAAGATAGCGGCTTTCGATGAATACCAGCCCGCGCGTTGTGCGGATCGGCTTCAAGGTTCGTCCGGAATAGATGATCGAAATTCCTTCCCGCTCGACGTGCCTTTCTGTTTTGTCGGTATCCTCGAAACTGATACCCGCCGGAACGCCCAGCGTTTTCACGAAGTAATTATCGCGGTCTTTCTCCGGAACGTCGAAGATCGTCAAAAGGCTTTCTTTGTCAAGCTGGGGAAGCCCGACAACCGGATAAACCGCCGATCCGTCGCCGATGTACTGCGTCAATATGTCGCCGTCGTCGCTGTACCGCTCGAAGATTGCAATATTCTTGTTCTTCTTGCTGATAGCGGCGATACTTTTAATCTTCATCTTCGCACCCCCACTTGATAGCCTGTCCGCATTGCCCGCAAAAAGCGTTTTCGTTTTCGTCTGCGTTGTGCAGATATTCACCGCTTCCGCAATTCGGACAAGCCAGAACGCCTTTGTCCCCGTCCGGATACGGTGAAGCGGGAATGTTGAGCGCGTCCGCGTCGTGCCGTTCCGCATTGTCCGAAATGTCAACGCGGGGAACGCGGATCGCCAGCGCGATTTGGCAACCGCAAATCGGGCAATCAACCGCCGAAAAGCGCGTCGGCGCTTTCGTCAGCATATCCGCCATAGAACGCGGTTCTTCCGCCGTGTAGATGTTTTCCCGCTCCGGTGTGAAGCGATAGCCGCAAACGCGGCATTCGGTCTTTTTCTTGCTGAACATAATTGAATAGCTCCTTTCGTGTGATTTAATATTTACCGTAGACGCGGACGGCGGTTTTCCCGCCATGCGTCGCCGCCGATACGATAGCCGAAGGCATAAAGGAAACGCGCAAGAAGTCCCGTGCGGCGCGCTTCGCAAGCCGCCATGTAATCAACTTCGCGTTCGGCTCTTCCGCCGCCGTGTCGTCGATCGGATATTCGCAAATAAGCACGGTGTTTCCGAACGGGCGGCGCGCCGGACGCTCCTTCATAAACTCTTTGTTTCCTTCCTTGCACTTGGTAATTTCAAGTGCCTTCGGGAACTGCCAGCCGCTTTTGTTGTCCTTCATTGTGTGTCCCTCCCTTAATCTGTGTACGGGCTTTCAAGCGTCCAGCCGAAGCAATCCGTACTTTTCCATTCCGTTGTGAAGTGATTGCGCCGCCCGTCGCCCGTGAAGAAGCAGTATTCCGCCGGAAGCACCCGCCCGACGTTTTCTTCGCCGTCCCGCTCCGCGCGGTATCGTGTCAGCACGTCCGCCGCAAGAAGGGCGAATTCCTCTTTCACGGGATATTCGGGATCGTAGCCGCTGAACTGGTAGGGCGCTTCGATAACCTCCAGCACCGTGTCTGGGAAGCGCGGATCGTCAACGCGGTTCAGAACGCACCATACAACCGCCGCTTGCTCCGTCGTAGAAGGAACGATCCCCGCTTCGCCGTAGATCAGCTTTGCAAGGGCTTCAACCTCCGCCGCGTTCGGCACATATTCCGCCACCGTCCCGCTCGAAGGAAGAAGAACGGCGGTCGGCTGGTGTACCTCTTCAAGCGTTCCGGCGGTCGTATCCTTCGGCTTGTCCTCCGCACCGCTCCCGCTCCACGGCATAAGCGCCGCAAGAAGGGCGGCGACGGTCAGCAACGCAACCGTAAGGGCGACGCGACGGCGAAGCATTGCCCGCCGCCGTCGTTGTGCCTGTATCCGCCGGGGCTTGTGTGCGCTGGCTGTCTGCTCGACTATGTAACCGCAAGGCACTTCGCAAATAAACTTCCCGTCCGCGTCTTGCAGGACGGCAAGCGCCCCGCGCGCCCGATCCGCCGTCATTGTTCCACCTCCGCCGCCGGAAGGGAAAGCCACCATTCCGGATTGTTCCGGAACTGCTCATTCGCGCAAGCGTCGCAATTCTCCGCCGTGCAAGAAGAACAATAACGCTTCTGAAAAGCCGCGTCCCACGGCGCTTCTATGACCGGAAGGGAACGAAGGAAGCCCGCCAGCGTGGGCTTGTCCTTCGTGATAGCGTCAAATACCGAAGCGAACTGCCGAACGTTCAAAACTTCGTCGCCGATAATGCACCCGTTCGCGATCCGCTCTTTGACGAACTCAACGCACGGCATTTCCTCCGAAACTCGAAGATCATTGAACCGCGCTTCCGCTTCTGCGAAGCTGTCGAACGTAACGGCGTTTGCGACGGACGCTTCGCCGTCGTATTCCCATAAACGGATTTTGTATCGTGTTGTACTCATTCCGAA